GAAAGAGACTAAAACAAACTGGGTAGGTATTGATCCCAATCCTAAAGACAACTTTGGATTTGTCTATAAGGTACATGACCCTACTACAGGTAAGTTTTACATAGGTCGTAAAGTTTATTGGTCAGTGAAACCTGTTAAACAACGCAGACATAAGAGACCTGAGAATGATCCTGAGAGTAAATACTTTCATGAGAACTTTAGACCAAGTGATTGGCAGGAATATAAAACATCATCTAGAAATAAAGAGTTTCAAAAACTTGTAAAGGAAAGCGAAGAAGATCTAATATGGGAGATCATTGCTAACTGCAAGACTAAAGGACTTCTAAACTTTATGGAGAATTTCTTCATAACTATGGAGTCAAGTTTCTTAACAAGTCAATTATGTTATAATGGACATATAGGTAAACTCTATAAACCTAGTGAAGAGATTGCAAAAGAAATACGTGAAAGGATAACAATAATAAATGAATAAAGTAACAATCATAATTGAAGACATGGAAGATGGTAGTATTGATATTAATTTTGACACGCTTAATAAAAACATAACACCAGCTTTTACATTGGCAAGTGACCTCTTTAAACTTATGCAAGACTATAATGCAACGTTTGAACCTACCAATGAGGAACTAAACACTATCGAGATAGAGGAACTAAACACTATCGAGATAGAGGAAAGTTAACAATGGAGAAAAGGTTATTTCACAAGATAAAAGCTATTGATTATTTAGGTACAACTTGTTCTTCTTGTGGTCAAGCCTATCACCATTCTGCTATGCAGTTTCATCACCTTAGACCTTCTGAGAAAGACCATAAGATATCTACTATACTTGGTAGACATTCATGGGATAATATTTTATCTGAGCTTAGAAAGTGCGGTCTAATGTGTGCAAACTGCCATGCAGTGTATCACTATAAGGAAAACAAAAATGAATAAAAAATGTAAGTGTAGTAATATCTTTGAAGATCAGAAAGAGTTCATGGTAGCTTGTGATCAATCCATTAACCCTCTAGATTTTGAAGGTGATAATTATAATGAGTGGCATCTATGGCTTAAGCTAATCAATGAAGAACATTCTGAGCTTATTGAAGCAGCTTTGCAATACGCAGACACAGGTTTAGGTATTGCTGATGGAGAAGTACGAGTAGTTAGTGAAGCTATTGATCTTATCTATGTAACAATTGGGTTGCTTAATAACATGGGAGTAGATGGTAAGAAAGTATTTGATGCTATCCACGATGCTAATATGAAGAAGGTAATGGTTAATGGTAAAGTTCAGAAGAATGAATTTGGAAAGGTACTCAAACCTGAAGGATGGAAGAAAGCTAACATTGCCGAGGTGCTTACAGATGGGTAGTGCCAATGAGATTCAAGTAGAAGGTACTCACTATAAGACTATGGGTATGCAACCTTGGGAAGTTATGGAGGCTGTATTGAATCATGAAGAGTTCATTGGTTTCTTGAAAGGTAACATTATTAAATATAGTCTACGTGATGGTAAGAAAGAAGGAGCTAATAAAGACATGGATAAAGCTTGGCATTATAAACAGAAACTAGAGGAGATGATGAATGGAGAGTATTAAAACACCTTGGGGACCTACAGGATATATTACATATAAACGTACCTATGCTAGAGATCTAGATAATAAAGGCAATAAAGAAGAATGGGCAGACACAGTTGAACGTGTAGTACAAGCATCAAATAAACAATTAGGTTGTGGGTTTACTAAAGAAGAACAACAAGACATAAGAGACATTATGTTATCTCTTAAAGGTACTGTTGCTGGTAGATTCTTATGGCAATTAGGTACACGCACTGTGTCTCAGCTAGGCCTACCTTCCTTACAAAACTGCGCCGCTGTAGTAGTAAATGAACCTATTCGCCCTTTTACATGGACGTTTGAAAAACTTATGCTAGGTTGTGGTGTAGGTTTTAATATCCAGAAAGAGAACGTGTATCAACTACCTAAGATCAAGAAGAAGATTAAGATTAAACGTGTAGATGATAATGGCGCAGATTTTATTGTCCCTGATTCTAGGGAAGGATGGGTTAAGCTTTTAGGTAAGACATTGAAAGCGGCTTTCTATACCGGAGAAGGTTTTACATATGCAACACATCTCATTAGGGCTAAAGGGCTACCTATTAAAGGTTTTGGTGGTACAGCTAGTGGTGGTGAGGTACTTGTAGATGGTATTGATAAAATCGTAGGACTATTAAACTCACGCTCTGGTAATAAACTACGTCCTATTGATGCTTTGGATATTATGAATATCATTGGTAGTGTGGTTGTTGCAGGTAATGTAAGGAGATCAGCCCTTCTAGCTTTAGGAGATGCAGATGATTTAGACTACCTTCGAGCTAAACGCTGGGATTTGTTTGATATCCCTAATTGGAGAGCGATGTCTAATAACTCTGTAGTATGTTCTAATACAGATGAACTACCAGAGGAATTCTGGGAAGGATATAAAGGAAATGGTGAGCCCTATGGCCTTATTAATATTGAAGCCTCTCGTAGGATGGGACGTACAGGAGAATTCCAATACCCTGACCCTGATGTAGAAATCTATAACCCTTGTGCAGAGCAGTCATTAGCTAACCATGAAACATGTTGTTTGGCCGAAGTCTTCCTACCTAATATTGAGACTTATGACGAGTTAACGGAGGTGCTTTATTACTTATATCGTATTAATAAACACTCACTAGCTTTACCTGATGTCTCTTCTAAAGAAACTGAAGAAATTGTTAATGAGAATATGCGTATGGGTATTGGTGTCACAGGATATATGCAAGCATCTGAAGAACAGAAACAATGGTTGACAGAAGCTTATAAATATCTAAGAGTACTTGATAAAGAGTATAGTAAAGAACATGGTTTTAATCCTAGTATTAAACTAACAACTACAAAACCTAGCGGTACGTTAAGTCTTCTAGCGGGAGTAACTCCAGGAGGACATCCAGGATATAGTCAGTATTTTATTCGGCGTATTTCAATGGATGTTAATCTAGACTTAGTAGATATCTGTCGTGAGCATGGTTTTGAAGTAGAGTATAAACGTAACTTTGACGGTACTGAAGACCATACTACAGTAATTGTTAGCTTCCCTTCAATGTTTCCTAAAGGTACTACAGTAGCTGCTGATATGACAGCTATTGATCAACTAGAAACTATTAAAAGACTGCAAGCAGAATGGTCTGATAATAGTGTCAGCGTTACTATTTACTATAAGAAAGAAGAATTAGATACTATTAGGAAATGGTTATCAGTTAATTATATTAATGTGAAGTCGGTATCTTTCCTCTTACATAGTGAACATGGTTTTGCACAAGCCCCGTTTGAAGAGATTACTGAAGAACAATATAACGAGATGTCTAAAAAAGTAACACCTATTACACAAGTAGGTAACCTACGTATGGAGGATCTTGAGATACAGGATTGTGAAGGAGGAGCATGTCCAGTAAGATAAGGGTTTGTAGGAAATGTGAGACCGCTCTAGTAGCTGAAGAGAACTGGAGTAAGTACCGAGTATTAAAAAGACATAACATATGTAATACTTGTTATAAGGAATATCAAAAGACCTATCATGAGGCTAATAAAGCTAAAAGGAATAAACAATCAACTAAAAACTATCAAGATAATAAAGACGTTATATTAGATAAAATGAAATATAGTACTATATGGAATAAATATACCTTATCTAAAAATGAGTATCTCTTCTTAGTAGAAGATGGTGAATGTTTTGTCTGTAAAGAAACTGAGAACCTTTGTATAGATCATGATCATTATACAGGAGAGATAAGAGGCGTCTTATGTAGTAAATGTAATCTAGGCTTAGGTCTATTAGGCGATACTTTACAAAGTATTGAGAATATACGGCAGTATCTATTAGAGTCAACCTCTAATTTTGAAGGGTTGTTAGATAAATAAATACTGTATAAGGCAATAGGTGAAGTCTTTAAGGCTTGTTAGTCGAAGAACCCACTAACAATTAAGAGGAGTAGTTAAATATGAATAAAGAGTACATCGTAGTAGCTGATCTAGCTTTGAACAATTTAAAACTTAAATGTGATAAGTTATTAGCTATGGGTGCTACTCCTTTAGGAGGACTTTGTAATAATCATTTAGGATTATATGCACAAGCTTTCTTAAAGGATGTAGTATTGACAGCACCTAAGAAACGTGGGAGACCACGGAAGACTATTATTAATAAGGATAATAATGGAGAATAACACAAAGATTAATTGGCCTGAACTTAGGCTACCGCCAATAAACTTATGGAGTCTACCCTATGCAAGTTAAAATAGTTAAAGAAGCAGGGTATGAAGAAGCTCTACTTGGGATGGCCCTTAGCTTCTATAAAGAATCAGAGAATGTAGAGGAGTTCTGGGACCAAAGTAAATATGAAAGGATGACTAAGGTAGCTAGGAACCTCAGTGCTAAAGGCCCTAGTCATAGTAAGTTCATTAGACAATGTCAGATATGGGTCTTGGTTAAAGCACCACGATTCTTCTGGTCTGAGTTTGATACTTATAAAGTAGGTACTACTGGACTAAGTGCGTCTACAATGCATACATTGAAGAAGGAGAAGTTAACCCAAGATCATTTTGAATACCCTATCCTAGGTACTTACTTAGAATATCTTAATAGAGAGATTGAGAAAGGAGCTAGTATTGAATCATTGAAGAATGATTTACCAGAAGGATACTTACAAACTAGACTAGTAAGAATGATCTT